CGTCGTCACCGCTGAAACGGTAGTGACGGTGCCCGCTAGAATGTTCGCAACAACCGGGAACGCTTTGGACTGGTCCGTCGTACCTGCGTTTCGGGGGGAAACGTCAAAGCGGGTGGCGTCCAGCATGTTGACAAGGTGGATGCGCCAGTCGGTCGAGGAGGCCGGGGCAGTGGCTCCGTTCTCCACCATGAAATACAGTTTGTACTTCTTGTTGGGATCCGGCATCACACGATCAGAAACAAACTGTGCACCCGTGTTGGTCAGGACGTTCTGGCCCCAAGCGCGGGTATTGATACGATCCCGCTCAAAGGCAAGGCCGTATGTAGTGGCGGAGAGGAAGTGGGGGCCTGTGCCCGTGGCAACGGTCGTAAATCCCGTGCCGTAGGCGGCGGCAATGTTATCCAGCGTCGAACCTGCCGCACGAAGACGCAAGGCTCCGGTGGTAGCAACGGTGCCTGACATTTCCAGCATCACCGCGTTACGGGCGTTAAGCACTTCAGGAGCCGTCGTGAAGTCGGTGCTGGTGACAAGGCCACCCGCGTCGTTAACCTCAAGGAACCCGATACGGAACGCGTTGTTGGCAATGCGCTGGCTCGCGCTAATCTGCACGCGAAGGTCAAGCGGTGCCGAGAACGTCTGCTGGCTGCGGTAAACCATCCGCTCGCCCGCCGAGGTACCGGAGGACATTGTGATGTATGGGGCTGCGCCAACCGCCACGCCTCCGGCTACAGTCGGAGCGGTCATCCCCCCGCCGCTCTGAACCAAGTCCCACACCGTCGAGGTGTTGAAGCTGGGGAAGTTGTCGAAGAACCTCTCGCGGGCAGTGCCTACCAGCAGTTTCTCATACGTCGCGTCGTAT